TACCGTAATTAAAGAGTTGTCTCCGCCTTCCATACCATCAGAAACATATTCAAGAATACAAGACTGACCTGACATTGACGAGTCAAAGTTAATCACTCCTGCTTTTCTATCAATATTAAATGTAGGATTAAAGTTTGCAGTTTCTGTATTTAAACCATATGCTGCACCAATATTGCCCTCAAAATACCACATCCCGTCATAGTTCCATCCTTCATTGCCATCAAACTGATTGCCTTGATTTAGATATATGCTCTTCTTAATTTTAGTTAATCTATCATAGTCAATCTCAGAATACTGAGGACTTAATGCATTTCCATTTTGGTCAAATAAAATACGACCCGTATTATCTTGCAAGTACGCTTTAGATGAAAGCGTTTGAATATTCTCAGACAATGGACGTAACCATCCGTCTTTGTATAATGAAACACGAACCCAATTCACATAATCAGAAGGTAATATGTATCTCAACATATCAGGAACCGTAAGTTCCAATACTTTAATTTCTTTAAATGCATCGTAGTTTAACTCTTGAATAGCACGCTTAGCGTGAAATAATACTTTATAACGCTCCTCATTGTTAACCAATGAATGGTTTCCTGAGTACATCAGTAAAAAATTATTTACAATGTCTTGTAAACTAACATATTGATACGACCCCCAATTGGCGTCCTCGGGAGTAACACCCCCATTCTCGTAGTATTGATACTGTGATATATATGCCATATCTTATTTTTTATGGGTTATTTTCTTGTTGCTCCTTAGTCATACTGAATTGTGTAACCTGCGTTTCACGAATAGATATACCACAATATTGAAGAATCCTTGTAACTAATTTATATTCATCTTCAAGAGGAAGCTCAAAATCTTGATAGTCAGACTGTGATTGGTCAAATATAGGCTCACCGTTACTAAGCGTTATGTATGTCCATTTAGGCACCTTAGGGAACCTGAAGTAAGTAGCTTGAACCTGACCCTTGTTGCTTATTGTAGCAGGATATATAGTCAAATCAGTGCCTTGTACAGTATATGAAGGATATTGAATTGTAGGCGGAGTTAAGTTAGAATTATTAAGAAGTGTCATATTTGAATTAATAACCTTCTCAGCTTGTACAACAGTTGCAGATGAGAATATACTATAAGCATTTCCTGCTGCTAAAAATATATTTGAATCCAACTGAATTGCTGTATTACTTAACACTGATACAACCGTGGATACTAAATTTGTAGTTAAATTTGTTACCACATCTCCTGCTGACAAATTATTGGTAGTAAAAGATGCAGTACTATCAACTAATTGACCACTTACAACTGCTGTGTTAGTGCCTGTCTTTAGGCTTATAGGCTTACACTCAACATCTAATATCATATAAGAATAATATCCCGTTGTAGTAGGAGTAGGTACCGAGAATCTATTAGCTGAAATTTTAGATAAATAGTCTTTTCTTAAAAAAGATTCTAATGTCTCAGCAATTGGCTGTTCCATATCGGCATAATTAACGCCTGCGGTACGAGCATTTTCTAAATTTATAACAGCATTGTAACTGCTAAAATACTCCTCAAAGATTTCCATTTGCGCATTTTGAGCATACAAATTAAAATCAGAAGGAGAGATGTATCCGTAGTTATTCTTATTCAGTACAGACAACACCGTATTTCTTACTGAGTTTATCATTACTTCTTTTTTTACAAATATACATAAAAAAAAAGAGGGTACAATAAGTACCCTCTTCTAACCAATAATCAATAATCAAAACCTATTATGCCAAAGTCGCTTCTAACATTTTTAAGGAATCAATACCTTCATCACTTTGCAAGAAGTGGGCCACCATCTCATAAGGGTCTTCTCCAAATGGAACAGATAACATCTTCTTCTTGTTGGTTGCGGTATTAAACCATACCTCTTTTTCGCCATTCCTTAATACCAATAACTTGTTTTCAAAGAATAAACGAACTTTAGCCTGAAACTTTAATTCAGGGTCATTTAATATATTTAAGAACTCTTTAGGGTCTCTTTTAGCAAATACCAATATGTCACGCTTTAACTCAGCAGTAGACACGGTAGATGGGTCTTTTCCAAACATCACTCTTGTAAGAGTTTCAATTTGGTCAAGTGATAACTGACGAGCTTCAATTAGAGCCTCAACTTCTAAGTTTAAGTCTTCTACCTCAGCAGCAGCATCTTTTTCTTTATCTACTTCAGCAAATATAGTACCATTTAATGGATGGTAATGTAAGAATTGCTGTAATACAGGATTGTTTTTTGGAACTCTTAAGAAGCCATCTTCAAAGATAATTGGCTCTATAATTGCATTTCCATCTTGTTCGTCCTCAAATGGGGACTGTTGATTCGTTGAATATCTCAATGCACGATTGACATTGTTCTTCTCGTCAAACCACATTAGTGGGAATCGAGGGTGGTTTCTTGATGCTAACGTATATGATAGCGGATTTCCTATTTTCAACTTGTAGACTTTGTCTACAGGTGTTGTACCTTTTGCCATTTTGTATTTAATTTAATTAGATTTAAAAAAGGGAGAGTGTCTTTGAAGACACCCTCCCGGTATATTTACTACCTATTATCCATAACGGAACAATACGAAGTTGTTTGCACCCAAAGTACATACGCAACGCTCAGACAAGAAGTTTACCTCCATTGCATCCAAGTCGCTTGTGGCAGCACCACCGGCAGAACCTGTAATCCAAGTCTTGTATCTTCTATCTTCTGCTTCAGAAGCACGGTATCTTACGTGTAAGAAAGGACGCTTAGCGTTCTTACCCATAATTTGGTCGTACACTGAAGTAGAACCTGCAGGAACCATCAAACCTGTGATAGTACCTGTTGCAGTACCTGCTGTAGTGTTTAAACCACCACGCATTGTTGGGTCGTTTAAGTATTTCCAATCAGACTTGTAGAAGTCATAACCTCTACGGAATCCTGTGAAACCTAAGTTTAACGCCATATCAACATCGTTATCGAAAAGACCGAATGAAGCTGACTGAGCAACACCACCTGAAGTGTAGCCGTTCAATGTAGCTAACATATTGTCAATATCGAAACTTAATCCACGATTTACGAATACTACGTTCTCTTCGATAGCACCTTGCTTATCTAAACGAGAAACGATAGAATCCCAATCAGATAAAGTTGTTGGAGTACCACCACCCCATACGTTACCACGGCTGTTTACTACGTAGAAGATACCCTCAGAACCAATGTATCCTGCAGTTGCAGCACCTGAAGAAGATGCAGCAGGAACTGCTTCAATCATTGAAGTCTCTAAGTAATCTTCAAAACGTAAACGAGTTTCGTGCTCACTCTTTAAATACCAAAGGTATCCTGTAGCACCATTCTCTGTAGTTACTTCTACCCAACCGATTTGAGCCATATCAGAACCGTTAACCGCATACTTATCTTTGATGATAATAGGGTTGTTAGAGAAGATGCTATCTTCAGATTCTAATGAACCAATCATTCCGTTAGTTCCTTTCTTGAACTCAGAACCGTAAATAAATACAGTACATTGAGTAGAAACTGCAAATGCTTGACCTGCAGTCTCATAGTAAGCTACTGTGAAAGTAGTTGCTGAAGGAACTGCTGTAACGATTGCTTTGTTGAAAACACCTGAAGTGTTATTCTGAATCATAACAGTTTGTCCAACACGGATTGCGATGTAAGTTACACCACTATCAGCTACAGTGAAAGTTGCTGTTGCCGCACCTGCTGCTGCTGCTGAAGTAATATTAGTGTACTTAATGTGTAAACGTCCTTGTTCTGCCCATTTAACTTGGTCTGAATTAGACGGCATCTCTGCTCCTACCATACGTAAGAAAGATGCAATTGTTCTGTTACCATAACGCTCAAATTCCTTCTCATAAGTATCAGGAAGATACTGATTCAAGAAATTAAAGTTGGTAATGTAGTTAGTTTGTAAGGCTACCTGCTCAGCACTCGGCTGCAACGCAAAGGTAGGGTTACTTAATAATGAACCTGCCATTTTAATTAATTTTTAATGTTTATATTTTTTTTATGCTGCGAATTTTCAGGTTTCGTCCTGAATCAGGGTTTATCGCTTTCACCTGCATTCCATCTGTAGCCTTTCCTACTTCAGGAGCTTTGCGCTCAGACATATTGATGTTCTTGATTTTACGAGTAACATCATCTGTGGCGTCAGCTAATCCTTGTTCGTAGAAGTACTTAGCAAACTTTTCAGGATGCATTGCTATTGCCAAAGACCTATGATAACCTGATGCGTCTTTCATTAAACCTTGGTCATCCAAAAACTTGTTTATAAAGTTTTGTGGTGTTGCTTGGTTCTTTTTCAACTCATTGGCGTCTCCCGGAGCAAACGTGAACTTCTTGTCATTAACACTGAACTCAAAACCTTTGAACTCTCCGTTAAAAACTTCGTTCGTCTTTTGGTCAAACCATTGACGCTTACGATTGTTCTCCTCTTCTATGGTCTTTGCCTGTTGGGTATATTGCTTATAGCTTTCGTACACTTCTTTTTCTGCATCCGGAACAAATCCCATTCTTGACTCAAGCGGCATTTTATATTGTTCCTTTTGGGAATTGAAGTATTTCTTGGCTTCAGCAAGAACTTTCTTCTTTGCGATTTTTGCCTTTTTAACGGTTGACTCATCGTCTAACTCTACGTCAAACTTATACTCATCCATTAACGTCTCAATGTCATCACTATCAAGACCTTCCTGTGTGGAAGCAAGGTATTCTTTAAGAAGTTGGTCAGGGTCCATTGCTTCAAAGTCCTTTGATAATTTAACAAAGTCTTCAAAACCACGTCCTGTCTCCTTTTTATATTTCATAAAAGCAGCTACATCTTCAGGTAGTTGCTCAGCTTCTTTACGCTCAGCCACTAAATCATCTAATGAATTAATCTGCTTATTGTATCTTTTGCCAATATATGAAAGAACATCTTCATCTTTTAATTCAACCTCGTTTACTTGTGGCTCAGCATTATCTTCTTGCAGCTCCTCTTCTTGGTTGTTTTCTTGATTTAACGACTCTTCGTGCTTCTCAAGTAATTGTTGTTCTACTTCTTGAACACTCTTTGGTTCAATTACGTCTAACGCTCTAACTTTTAATTCCATTTGATTTGATTTAATTTATACAAAAATAGATAAAAATTTCGACATTTTATCGAGGTTCAAATTCCGCTAAGTCAAATCCATCTAAGCTATCCTCGTTTGATTCAAAGCTCATAGGAGGAAGATTGTTCTTTCTTTGATTAATTAACTTAGATTGCTCGGTGTTTTGTTGACTAATTCTTTGCGATTTTAAATCCTCTTTCATCTTATCTCTATCAGTAATTTCTTTTGATTCAATACCCTTAAGTTGCATATTGTAGTCAAACTCTTCTCTCATTAATTGAGATTTTAATTTGGCTTCAGCTTCAGTTCTTTGAATTTCAAATGCAACTTCAGCTTGTTTAATTTGCATTTTAGACCTTGTTTCCATTTCAATTTTCTGCATTGCCACCTGTCCTGCCAACTCCTGAGACTTCAATTGTTGTTGAGAAATCATTGCTTGCTGTTGCATTTGCATTTTCTCTTTTTGCTCTTGAGTCTTAATACGCTTCATCTTTAATAACTGATTAGCTAACTTAAGATTGCGAATCTCACGAATGTCAATTGCATCCTCAAGGTTAATGTCACCTTTAGATAATGCCATTTGGATATTAGCTTCAAGCTGTGCTTTTTGCTCTTCATCAGGAGAAATCTCAATAAATATACCAAAGTCATAAATATAAAGGTCCTTAATATCATTTAAGATAGATACATTGTACTTTCCAATTTGATTAGCAAACTCTTCTTTAAAGTCAGAATACTGAAGAATGTCACCTACTCTATAGGTTAATGCCTCAGCTAATGAACGATAAATGTACAAAGAAGCATCAAGGATATGTCTTGTCGCTGTATTTGAATTTAATGCAGCCAATTTCTGTAACCCAACCAATGAATTAGGGTCAGGATTTGAACCATCTCTTGCCTCGTTAAGACCGGTCACAGACCTAATCATATCGATATAATGGTTCATATTGGTAATAAGCATTTGAGTTTTAGCCGCACCTGAGCTTGAGTTAAGCTGAGTAATAGGTACTCTTGCATTGTTAAACTCACCATCTTGAGTATAGCTTCTACCAATTACACTACCCGTTTGGAAGTATAATCTTAAGGCATCCTCAGGATTGTATGCATTACCTGTTCCTAAGTCAATCTCGTTCAATCCATCAGCATCGATGAAGACACCATCAGGTACAGTACGAGCAATAACTTGTTGTAATTTCAAATGCGTGATTTGAATCAAATCAGCAAATGGTATCATTCTTCTACATAATGACTCAATAACGCCCTTGTACATACGAGGTGCACAAGCAACGTAGTTTGGTAAAGCGTGCTGAGAAGCTGACTTAGGACGAACCATATTCTCAGACATCTTCCACTGCAATAAAATATTGGTACCCATTACCATAATACCTTCATACCAAACATCAATAGTCTTTTCTATTTTCTCAAAGTTGCCTTCCTCCATCATTTCAACAGGAGGGTTAAAAGTCTCATCTTTCTCAATAACACGAGAGCCACCGCCTTCAAGTCTCTTCTTCTTATAAACTACCTTCTTAGATGTTTTATAATTAAAGTACATTAAAGTACAAGTGTCTTTATTGAATAAGCTATTCTCATAAAACTGAGCCACGTTATAATAATCATACCACGCTTGGCTATATTGAGTTATCTCTTGTAAATCTTCTTTTGTAAGACTTTGGTCAATCTTCATTAATTCCATAATAGGAAGCGTCTTAATCTCTCCCCAATAGAAACAATCTTTAAAGAATGGGTCTTCAGTATAGCTATACACAATATTAGCAGGGTCAACATATGAAACCTCAACACCTGTCCCTAATAAGAACTCGTGCTTAGCTACGCCAATACCTACAACAGCAATGTCGTAGTCTATTCTTTTTCTAATATCGTCATAGTGATTCTCATCAAATATGGTATTGATTGCTTCTTCTTCTGCAATCTCAATAGCAGGCTTATACTTAAGCTGCATATATAATGATAATTCTTCGTCAGTTTCAGGAAGCTCCTCAGGGTCCATCATAAAAGTATCAACGCCTGTCTTCTCTTTGATAGTGCTTAATATGTCTTTTGATACCATCTGAGCCTCAATCATATCTTGATACTTGCTTCTCTTAGCTTGAGACATTGCATCTTGTGCATAGGTCTTAACTTTAAAAAGTCTATCAGACATACCATTTACAACAATATCAATGAATTTAGGAAGGATAGGAACCGGTGTCCAATCTAAGTTTAAATGAGACAAATCACCATCAATAGCAATTTCATTTTTATATTTTGCAATAGACTGTTCTCCACGTGCATACAATCGTAATCTGCGGAAATCTCTCCATTGGCTATAGTATCTACAGGCGTTTCCATCTTTACGAAACCATTCATATTGGATGGCCTGACCCACTTGTAAACCAAATGTGTCAGATGCCTTTTCTGCGTCAGTAGCTAACTGACTTGGAAAGGACACACTATTTATTTCGATTGCTACATTTTTCATCTAATCAATTGACTTGTTTTTCCTTCATTGCTATATTTAGCGAAGTTAATAATTAATTTCGATTCTTTTTTCTCAGGCACATACAAATGCTTCTGATTGGCCATTATACATATC